TCTCGTGGGCTCGGAGATGTGTATAAGAGACAGCTATATAATGTAATAAGTTATTCTACTTTATGAAAGTCTGTAAGTCGTGTGGTATTGAAAAACCACTTTCTAAATATCACCTAGCACAGAAAGCTGGTTATGTCGGCAAGGATGGATATACACGAACCACTGATGTTTATAAAGCACATTGTAAAGAATGTTATAAGAAACAACAACTAGAAAAATACCACGAATTGCCGATAGAAACAAAAAGGCATAGACGACGAAAAAAGAACCCCGAATATCATAGGGCATATAAACTTAAAACTCAATACGGATTGACAACAGAACAATTTTCTGCTATGATTGTAGAGCAGAACTCTGTTTGTAAAATCTGTAATTGTCACCTAGACAAACCACAAATAGACCACTGCCATACTACAGGTAAGGTTCGTGGTTTATTGTGTAGGAGTTGCAACACAAGTTTGGGACTCCTTAAGGAAAATACCAACACACTCCATAGTATGATTCAATACATCAATGATAATCTTTGAAAAGGTCAAGTGGCGGAACTTTCTTTCTACTGGAAACCAATATACTGAAATTTGTTTCACAGAGAATACTACCAATATTGTTATCGGCACTAACGGTGCAGGTAAGAGTACAGTATTGGATGCTCTTTGCTTTTCCTTATTTGGAAAACCTTTTCGCAAAATCAATAAACCTCAACTTGTTAACTCTGTCAATGAAAAGGACTGTAACGTAGAAGTTGAATTTTCTATTGGTAGTGTCGAGTGGAAAGTTGTGCGAGGAATCAAACCAAACTTGTTTGAAATCTATCGCGATGGTAATCCTCTCAATCAATCTGCAGCAGCATTAGACCAACAGAAATGGTTGGAGCAGAATGTTCTAAAGATGAACTATAAGTCTTTCACTCAAATTGTAATTCTGGGTAGCAGCACCTTCGTACCCTTCATGCAATTGACTGCTGCTAATCGTAGAGAAGTTATTGAGGACCTTCTTGATATTAGAATATTCTCCTCAATGAATAATCTAATCAAAGATAAGATCCGCCATATTAAAGAAGAAGTCAAAGTCTTTGACTTGAAGAAAGATTCACTTTCCGATAAAGTCAAAATGCAAGAGAACTTTATTGAAGAACTTGAAAATCGTGGTAAGGAAAATATTAAAAGTAATGAAGTAAGGATTCAAGGACTTCTTACCGAAGAAAATACTTTGATGAATAGCAATACTTACATCGAAGAAGATGTATTTAAATTAACAAAAGAAATTGAGGGTCTTGATACTGCAAAAGAAAAACTCCGTACACTTGGTAATTTAAAAGGTAAGATTTCTAATAAAGTAGCGACGATTACGAAGGAGCATAAATTCTTCACACAAAATACGGTCTGCCCTACCTGCACTCAGTCTATCGAAGAAGACTTTAGAATAAATAAAATCAATGACGCTCAAACTAAAGCAAAGGAATTGCAATCTGGTTATAAAGAACTAGAAAAAGCAATTAACGATGAAGAAGAGCGAGAGCGTCAATTCACTACCCTATCGAAGGAGATTACAGCACTAACGCATGGCATTTCTCAAAACAATATTAAGATCGCTGGATGTCAACGACAAGTCAGAGATCTGGAATCGGAAATTCAAAGAGTTACCGATAACCTTGCAAACAAGAATACTGAAAATGAGAAACTAGCAACCTTCAAGGATAGTTTACAAACTACATACGACGAACTAGCTCAACGTAAGGACACGATCAACTATTACGATTTTTCGTATAGTCTACTTAAAGACGGTGGAGTTAAGACTAAAATCATCAAGAAGTACTTGCCGCTGATAAATCAGCAAGTCAATAAGTATCTACAACTTATGGACTTCTATATTAACTTCTCTCTTGATGAGGAATTCAACGAAACCGTTCAGTCCCCTATTCACGAAAACTTTTCTTATTCTTCTTTCAGCGAGGGAGAGAAGATGAGAATTGACTTAGCACTCTTGTTTACCTGGAGAGAGGTAGCAAGGATGAAGAATTCTGTCAACACAAATCTACTTATTATGGATGAGGTATTTGATAGTTCTCTGGATGGTCTTGGTACGGAAGACTTTCTGAAGATTATTAGATTTATTGTTAAGGATGCAAACATCTTTGTCATCTCCCACAAAGAATCTCTGCATGATAAGTTTGACCAGGTAATAAAATTTGAAAAGATTAAAGGATTTAGTAGAATGGTTTCTTAATGCCTACCTTTATCCATAAAGATACGAATAAGAAAGTATTCTTTGCCCATATTCCTAGAACGGCAGGGAGATTTGTAGAGGCAAATCTTTTGGCAAATGGATTTGAGTGGGGAGAGAGTCATATGGATACTGGTCTTGGTGTCATGTCTGTAGTAAATGGTGCGGAGATTGCACACTATCATCGGGATCACTATCAGAAGTATTTGAATGTGGGTAACATTCCGCATTTTTCTATCGTTAGAAGTCCTATCACCAGATTCATTTCTGGTTCGGTTTATCTGAAGAGGACGTATGGAAATAATATTCAATCAGTCATGGAAGACTCCATAATGTTTGCATCAATGATCCAAAATCTTCCTTTTGAGGGAGCATGGAATTGGTACAGACCTCAGATTGATTTTCTAACTGACAAGACTCACATCTGGAAGTTTGAAGATAAGATTGGAAATGAGTTTGTGTCTTGGTTAAGTGAGATTATTGGAATTGATTTGAAGTTTGATAGTGCTATTGATTATCCTAAATCAGCAGACGAAGGAAATAAACTTAAGATTAGTCCAGCATTGGAAGTAAATATACGCACTTGCTACAGAAAAGACTTTGAAGTATTGTATAGTAATATGTAAAATGTATTAAGTGTTACAGTTAGTTCATTAAGTTAGCATACGCACACTAAATAATAACAGAATTGGAGAAATGAATGAATTAGACCCCTCTATATTATTTTCATGAGGAGAAAATCATGCACAATCTAGTATCATTTAATCAATTAGCAGACTGGACTAAGAGTCTTAAAAGACTTAGTAAAACTCTAGACACTACAATGGAGGAGAGCGATCAAATCAACGATTATTACGAATGTTTAATCGAGTGTAGTGATAACCAAGCAACGTGTAAACGAATTTGCAGACCAATTTTAACAATCTGACCGAGACCAACCAATTGGAGAACTGTCACCTAATACCCCCGCCGTAAGGTGGGGGTTTGGTATTATAGGTGCATACGAGACAAACTCTATGGCAGTTCAACACGAAATCAAATCCCAACTCGCCAAACTTCTTGCTACTGAGGATTTGATTGTAGAGCATAAGAATTGCGATACCGCCTGCTTTAATGTTCATACCCGCGTTCTAACGCTTCCAATGTGGGAGAAAGCAAGCAATACTGTATATGACCTTCTGGTGGGACATGAAGTAGGTCATGCATTATTCACACCTGACGAAAACTGGCTAGAGAAAGTAGCAGTTCCTCCCCAGTTTGTGAATGTGGTTGAGGATGCTCGCATTGAAAAGATGATGAAGCGTAAATATGCCGGACTAGCAAAAACTTTCTACCATGGGTACAAGGAATTACAAGCAGAAGACTTTTTCTCTATATCTGATAGCAATGTTGCTGATCTCAATCTTGCTGATCGTGCAAATTTATACTTTAAGGTCGGTAATTTTGTAAATATTTCTTTTGATTCTGAAGAGAAATTGTTGATTCAGAAAATCGCAGACGTAGAAACGTTTGATGATGCGTTGAGAGTTGCTGAAGAATTGTATCTTTATTGTAAGAAAGAGAAAGAAGAGAAAGTAGATGATATGCCTATTCCACCTAATGAGATGGGCGGCGAATCTGAACAACCTGCAAATGAATCAGTGCAGGAGCAGCAAGAATCTGCTGGAGAGGGTGCTAGTGACTTTATGACCCATGAGGAGATGCTTGAAGAGGCGCAACGTAGAGAATCTGCTCCTGCTACCTTGAACGATGAACCAGAGGTGCAGACTGCTGATGCTCTAGAATCAAATTTGCAGGATCTTGTAGACACTGATAGTCGTGAGAACGTATATGTGGAGATTCCTAAAGTTGATCTGAAGTATATCATTGCTAAGAACGATGATATTCATAAAGATATTGATGCTTGGTTTAATCATCAGAAGAATAATTGTTCTCTAGGTATTTTTGAGAGTGCTGATGAAGAGTTTGTTAAGTTCAAACGTAATGCACAGAAAGAAGTTAACTATCTGGTAAAAGAGTTTGAGTGTCGCAAGGCAGCAGATTCCTATGCCCGCGCTACTACCGCTCGCACTGGTGTTCTTGATACTTCTAAATTGCATACTTACAAGTACAACGAAGATCTATTCAGGAAAGTCTCTGTGATTCCTGACGGTAAAAATCATGGACTGATTTTTGTGCTCGATTGGAGTGGTTCTATGAGTCGTGTGATGTTGGATACTATCAAGCAACTCTACAATCTAATCTGGTTCTGTAAGAAAGTTTCTATTCCTTTTGAGGTATATGCTTTCACGAATGAGTGGAAGAAACCTGAAATGAATTATGAAACTAGTGAACTTGTGAAACCAGCAGATTGGACTTCTTCTTATGTGAAGAAAGAAAATCTCCTTGCTGTTCATGAGCAGTTCTCTATGATGAATCTTCTGACCAGCAAAACAAATGGTAAGCAACTAGAACATCAGTTGATTAACATCTGGCGTATTGCAAAATCCTTCAGTAATTTCTACGGATCTCCTTATTCTGTTCCTACTCGTTTGGGTCTGTCTGGCACTCCTCTGAATGAAGCATTTGTATGTCTTCACCAGATCCTTCCTCAGTTCCAAAAGCAGAACAAACTGCAGAAGGTTCAGTGTATTGCCTTGACTGATGGTGAAGCAAATCACCTCACTCGTCATGTTGAGGTTAAACGTCACTGGGAAAATGAACCTTACATGGGAACTCGTCAGTTGTCTGGTGGTGTTACTTTTCTTCGGGATCGTAAGACTGGTAATACCTATCAGGTTCCCTATGGTTATCACGGATTCTCTGACTTGATGCTACAGAATCTTCGCGATAACTTCCCTACGGTCAATTTTGTGGGTATTCGTGTTCTTGAGGGTCGCGATGCAAACCATTTCATGAGATTGTATTATGATCAGAATTCTAATGAATTTCGTAAGATTCAAAGTGAATGGAAAAAGCAGAGGAGTTGCATTATTAAGACCTCTGGTTATCATGCATATTTTGCGATATCTGCTGCCTCATTATCTCAAGATGCTGACTTTGAAGTTGATGATGGTGCTACCAAAGCAAAGATTAAATCTGCTTTTATCAAATCTTTGAAGACTAAGAAACTAAATAAAAAAGTTCTTGGAGAATTCATTTCCTTAGTAGCATGAAAATGAATTGGAAAGAAATCGCACTTCAATGTGAAAGCGATCCTAAAGTAAGAAAAGTTCTTAAGGAAGGTCCAAAGAGTCTTGCTCAGGCATGGATGATGCAGGCAATGAAATTCAAATATAGTCAATATGAAAAGTGACACAAGGCGGGTTTGAGACCCGCTTTTTTCGATTATAATAACTTCAGTTCAAACAAACCACATGTCCCTATCACCCGAGTTCATTCGCACTTCCCTTCAGGGATTATATGGTGAGTCTGTTGCTGCTGCTGATATTCGTGCTTGGTGCGCTATGAATGGTGCGAACTATCAAACTGTCACCAACAAACTTACTGATTACAAAACTAGTCGTGGAAAGTGGAACTTGACTGTACAAGAAAAACTAGAACAAACTTATCAGGCACCAACCGCAATGCCTGCTGTTGAGCAAAACCTTATTCCTGTAAAAGATGATACCTTCGTCAGCTTTGGTAACTTCGCTGATATTAAAAAGATTATTAAGTCCGGTCTGTTCTATCCAACGTTCATTACGGGTCTTTCGGGTAATGGTAAGACGTTCTCTGTGGAGCAAGCATGTGCTCAATTGGGTAGAGAACTTATCCGAGTCAACATTACAGTAGAAACAGATGAAGATGATCTTATTGGCGGTTTCCGTCTTATTGGTGGCGAAACCGTCTGGCATAATGGCCCGGTCATTGAAGCACTCCAACGTGGAGCAGTCTTGCTCCTTGACGAAATCGACCTTGCCTCAAACAAAATCCTTTGTCTCCAGTCTATTCTCGAAGGAAAAGGAGTTTTCCTCAAGAAGATTGGCAAATGGGTTGCGCCCACAGAAGGTTTCCAAGTATTTGCAACCGCCAATACTAAAGGCAAAGGAAGTGACGACGGACGATTCATTGGAACTAACGTGCTCAACGAAGCATTCCTTGAGCGATTCCCTGTAACCTTTGAGCAAGAGTATCCTGCATCTGCCACAGAACAGAAGATTCTTGGTAAAATCTGCAAGGATGAAGAGTTCTGCAAGCGTCTCTCTGATTGGGCAGATATCATCCGCAAGACCTTCTATGATGGTGGTATCGAAGAAATCATCAGCACTCGTCGTCTGGTTCATATCGTTCGTGCATACAGCATCTTCAATGACAAGGCAAAGGCAATTCAAGTCTGCGTGAATCGTTTTGATGATGAGACCAAGCAAGCATTCCTGGAACTGTACGACAAAGTTGATGCAGATTTCCAGATGCCAATTGACGCGGAGGTACAATCCTGATATAATATGGTTAACTCATGGTCCTTTCTATTTGATGAATTAAATATGTCTAATCAAGATTATTGGAATGAAGATGGATTCAGTCTGACAGGTAATCCTGGCACTGCATCTCCAGACACTATTGTTTTTGGTGGTTCTGCTCTTCCAGGTGGTATGGGTAATGACCATATCACTTTCTCAAGTGATGGTATTAATGCCGCCCAACCAGTTTCTATGGATGGCATTTATGGTGTGATCGGTGGACAAGATAATATCTCTTTTGATCTACCCGAACCCATTAATCCTCCAACTCCTAATGGCAGGAGGAAGTATAGTGAAAATGTAATTATTAAAGAATTGCAAGATTATATCACTAGAACATATGACCAGCATTATTCTGCTGGTTCTGATAAGATTCAAACTCTTGATCTTATTGAAGCTTGCGGTGATGGTGAGGCATTCTGTCGCAGCAACATCCTCAAGTATGCGTCACGATATGATAAGAAGGGAACCGCCCGTCGTGACATTATGAAGATTCTGCATTATGCTGTCCTTCTAATGCATTTTAATGATAAAAATGCAAACCGTGAAACCTATCCTCAGTGATGAAAATTCGACCTGTTATGAAACTTTCTGATAAGACTATTTCTGTTTTGAAGAACTTCTCTTCAATCAATCAATCCATTTTGTTTAAAGAGGGTAGCAAACTTCGCACTATCAGTGTGATGAAAAATATTCTTGCAGAGGCAACGATTAATGAAGAGTTCATGAAGGACTTTGGAATCTATGACCTAAACCAGTTTCTTAACGGTTTGAGTTTACATTCTAGTCCTGAACTTGACTTTGCTAATGATGGATACGTTGTTATCCGTGAAGGTCGGTCTCGCTCTAAGTACTTTTTTGCAGACCCTAATGTAATTGTGACACCTCCAGAGAAAGCGATTCAACTTCCCAGCGAGGATGTACAATTTGAACTGAGCACTGAGCAGTTGGATAAACTGCTGAAAGCGTCTGCTGTTTATCAACTTCCTGACCTTTCTGCTGTTGGTGAAGCAGGTGTGGTCAAACTGGTTGTTCGTGATAAGAAGAACGACACTTCTAATGACTACTCTGTTATTGTTGGTGATACTGACAAAGAGTTCTCATTCAATTTTAAAGTTGAGAATATTAAGATTCTCCCCGGAACCTATGAGGTTGTTGTGTCGCAAAAACTTCTATCTCGATTCACATCCAAGAATCATGATCTGACTTATTATATTGCACTGGAACCTGATTCTACTTTTGGTTGATGACATTTGATGTTGCCATGAGGATCACCGGTAGTGCTCTTGCGATCATTGCCTACTTTGTGGTTCTTCATATCAGTGTTGCTTTTGGGGTGTTTCTTCACTTTATTGGCGATGCTATTTCAGTTCCTTACTTTGTAAAGACAAAATCTTGGGATGTGGTTATAATGCTATCATTCCTTTTGATAATCTCTTTATCAAAAATATTATGAATATCTTTGTGACAGATCCAAACCCATACAAGTCTGCTATGGTTCTTCCTGACAAGCACATTGTCAAGATGCCCTTAGAGACCTGTCAGATGCTTGCTATTGTATGCTCTGACAAGTGGGGACATAACTTTGGCACTCTTCCTAGAGCAGATGGTACTCCCTATGCTACTGAGAAGGGTGCTTTTCGTAATCATCCATGTACTATCTGGGCAAATGAGTTTGTAACTAACTGGCAGTGGTTGCTTGCTCATGGACTTGCTATGTGTGATGAGTACACTGCTCGCTATGGTAAGGTCCACACCTGCCAGAACACGCTTCTAGCAGCAAAGGAGATACTTCCTACCGCAGACCCACAAGGTCGCAGTGGGAAGGATACAACACCTTTTGTCTTTGCTGGACCTGATGAGTTCAAGTTAGATACTTCAATATCCATCTTCGACAAATATAAGATGTATATTGCATCTAAACCATGGGTATGTGATAACTACCTCCGGTTGCCACATAGAAAACCAGATTGGGTGTAAATGAAAACTACTTTGACAGTTGATAAAAACGGAATCTTAACCTTTACTCCAGAAATTCTAGAAGTGACTGGATGGAAAGAGGGAGATATGCTAGAATGGATTCCTAATGATGATGGTTCATTTACTTTGGTGAAAAAAGAACATGCGTGATGAATTCCTTTGGGTTGAAAAATACCGACCCAAAACTATTGATGAGTGTATTTTACCACCAAGTATTAAGAAGACTTTTCAAGACTTCCTAGATAAAGGTGAGATACCTAACATGCTTCTTGCAGGTCCTGCAGGTTGCGGTAAAACTACAGTAGCAAAGGCACTGTGCAACCAACTAGGAGCAGACTATTATGTCATCAACGGATCCGATGAAGGACGATTCCTCGATACCGTCAGAAATACTGCGAAGAATTTCGCTTCGACCGTCTCGCTTTCTTCAACTGCAAAACACAAAGTCATCATCATTGATGAGGCAGATAACACAACCAATGATGTACAACTCCTCTTACGGGCGTTTATTGAGGAGTTTAGTGGCAACTGCAGATTCATCTTTACCTGCAACTTCAAAAACAAAATTCTCGAACCACTTCATTCCCGCACAACGGTCGTCGAATTCTCCATTAAGGGAAAAGATCGACAGGGACTTGCAGCCTCATTCTTCAAACGTATCCAAGAAATCCTGGATACAGAAGGTGTTAAATATGATAACAAGGTCCTGGTAGAACTTATTAATAAGCACTTTCCAGATTGGAGACGTGTTCTTAATGAGTGCCAAAGATATTCTTCTTCAGGTACTATAGACTCAGGTGTTCTTGCAACTTTTAGTGATGTAAAAGTAAATGACTTGGTTAAAAGACTTAAGGAAAAAGATTTTCCCGAAGTACGTAAATGGGTTGTCAATAACCTGGACAATGATACTGCTGTCATATTGCGTCGTATTTACGATGCTTGTTATGATTCCATGGTTCCGAATAGTATTCCTGCTGCTGTGCTTACTCTTGCTAAGTATCAGTATCAAATGGCATTTGTTGCGGATCAGGAAATAAATATGCTTGCGTGTCTGACTGAACTTATGGTAGAATGTGAATTCAAGTGACCCTAACACAATGAACTCAGCACAACTGTGTCAAACTGGGGAGTGGATTGAGTTTAGGAATAAACTCTGGCAAAAACTTTATCGTATGGAACGGTCCTATCATTGGATAGAAGACGTAAAGGAGTGGATAAGATTGGGTTGTCCTGACCTGCCTCATCCCAAAGAGGGTGGTGAGGTAATTAAATGTGCTTATTGTGGGTGGTATGGCGAAAATACATCTAAAAGATATCATGTTTTAGATCATGTTCGTCCAGTTCATGCATTTCCTGAGTTGAGTTTTGATGAAGGAAACATTGTGGTAGCATGTAATCATTGTAATAAAGAGAAAGGTGGCACTGTAAAACATGGAACAATTGAACAAATCATAGCGCAATTTAAAAAAGATCTGGCAAGTGGAAAAGCGTGTGTCATCCCAAAGAAAAAAATTCGGTACACAAAAATCCTTGCCAAATCTAATGGTAAATACAGAATTGTTCTTGAACCAAAGAAGAAATTTTTATGTCCTACTTGAATGAGTTAATATCAAATGGTGGAGTGTGAATTCAAATGAAGCATTATAATAACTATTACGTCAAGTTTGACGACGATGAACTACGACAGATCTTGAAAGAGATCAGTAACGAAGAAGTGAAAGTAAGAATAAGGAGTGCATTGGGGGAGACTATTGATCCCATAGATGAGTTCCACGCAACTATTGCATATTATAATAATGAAGTTTAAAGCATTAGTATTCATCCGTCTGAGGTCACAGGTTGATGACTCTCCTGGTAATGCTGTGAGAGATGCCTGTAAGAGATTGTCTGAGTTGAATATCAAGAAACTTAGACTTGGTAAAGTGATTGATGTTTGGTTAGAAGCAGAGAGTAGAGAGTATGCTGAGAAGGAACTTGAAATGCTCTCTGATAGATTCCTTGCCAACACAGTTATGGAAGACTGGGATTATGAATTGACTGAGATTGATAGTTTTCCCAAAGGTATTGAATAATGCCACACGAATTTGACCCATGTGAAGCACCTATAGAAGGTGAAGTTGATAAGTGGGGGTTTACAATCAAACCTCCCATATGCGATAATGAGGTTATTATTAGATGTCTAAAAAATGCCCCTTGTGGGATTGATAAAAAACAAGCAGAACGATTGATTAAACATTATGAAAACCAAGATTAAAGCGCAAGTAAAATCCAGATTCTATTATGTTTTCTGGGGAACTGCTACAGTAGCAGTTGTTTTAGGTCAACTTTATGTTGGCACTGGATACCGTGTTCTTCACGGTGATATGCAACAACTACTTGACAAAGTTGATGGAGTCCTGTTCCATGTAGAAGAACCAACCAAAAAATACCTTTAATTATGATTGATGTTAAACTGATTCGTATTGTCACTGGCGAAGAAATCATCGCTGAACTTGTCTCTCAAGATGACGATACTATTACCGTGAAGAACGGTCTTGTAGTTATTCCTAATGCTAATGGTGTTGGGTTTGCACAATGGGCAACTGTGATTGATCCAGACAATCCTGAAGTCATTATGAAACAACAGCACATTGTTTACGTTTGTGCTGTTCAAGAAGATGTGAGTAAGAAGTACAATGAAATGTTTGGGAGTAAACTAGTTACTCCATCTTCTAAGAAATTGATTGTGTGATGAAATCGTATAAAACTCCTCTTCGTTATCCTGGTGGCAAGTCTCGCGCTTGTACCAAGATGGATCCCTATTTTCCTGACCTCCGTGACTATAAGGAGTACCGCGAACCATTCTTAGGTGGTGGTAGCGTAGCGATACATATTACTAAAAAGTATCCTAAGTTGGATATTTGGGTCAATGACTTGTATGAACCCTTGTATAACTTCTGGAGGGTTCTACAGGATGAAGGTAATCTTCTATATGAAAGTTTGCAAGAATCAAAGTCTTTACATTCTGATGAAGAATCTGCAAGAGAACTATTTTTAAAATCAAAGAGCATTGTTAATGATTACACTGAATCAAATTTATTTCGCGCTAGTAGCTTTTACATTATCAATAAGTGCTCTTTTTCTGGTCTCACCGAATCCTCATCCTTCAGCAGACAAGCAAGTGTCTCCAACTTCTCAATGCGAGGAATCCAAAAACTCCCAGGATACACTCAATTAATTCAGAACTGGAAGATTACTAACTGGTCGTATGAGTCACTTCTTACTGATTGTAGGGATGTATTTACATATCTAGATCCTCCATATGATATTAAAGATAATCTTTATGGAAAGAAAGGAAGTATGCATAATGGATTCAACCATGATGACTTTGCTTCTGATTGTGATAGATACCTTGGTCATCAACTTGTATCATACAACTCCTCCAACCTTGTTAAGGAACGATTTGATGGATGGAATGGAGGTGAGTTTGATTTGACATATACTATGCGCTCTGTTGGTGAGTATATGCGTGAACAAAAAGAACGCAAAGAACTCTTACTTTTTAATTATGGAATTGAAGGACTGGCTTAACTCAATCAACTTTAACAAAGAGGACCTCCATGAGAACATTAGCTCTTACCCTCCATATATCGTTAATCGTTGTCTGTCTGGGCACCTTGATTGTGTCCTGTTCGCCAATGAGATGAATATGTATAACTTTCTTGATAAAGATATGCAATATTCGTTTTATCTAAATAGTCTGAGGAAACGAAAGAGGTTCTCTCCTTGGATCCGAAAGGATAAAGTCCAGGATTTAGAATGTGTCAAACAATACTATGGTTATAGTAATGAGAAGGCATCCCAGGCTCTGAAAATTCTGACAAACGAACAGATTAACTTTATTAAACAACGACTTGATATTGGAGGAATGAAATGAGTACGGTGGAACCAACAGTACAATGGTCTCAAGATCAGATGGTGGAGGTGCTCCTCAATGAACCTGATGATTTCTTAAAAGTAAGAGAGACTCTAACTCGCATTGGAGTTGCATCACGCAAGGAAAAGAAACTCTATCAATCCTGTCATATTCTGCATAAGCAGGGAAGATATTTCATTGTTCACTTTAAGGAGTTGTTTGCCCTTGATGGGAAGCACGCCAACCTCACTGTGAACGACGTACAGCGTCGTAATCGCATTGCACGTCTCTTATCTGATTGGGGACTCATTAGCGTAGTTAAAGAAGATTCTGTTACTGACATTGCACCTCTTAATCAAATTAAGGTGCTTGCATATAAGGACAAGTCTGACTGGGTATTAGAGCAGAAATATAATATTGGCAAGAAAACCAAACCACAAGAAGAAAGTCAATAAATAAAACTGAGACTCCTTTCGTGCGGTCTCTACAAAAGTCGGAAACCCTATAAAGAGGTTCGGTTATTACCGTACCTCTTTTTTTGTTTTTATTCTATAAATAAGTATGGATGCCTTCGGGGTCCACAAAACACAAACTCGCTTTTAAAGGAGCTACGAATCATGGGAAACCTTGCACGGTATACTGCTGCGGACCTGCCTGCGTTGATGGAACGCATAAATA